GATATGGACGAAGGATGATCTCGCTGCAAGGATTAGTTCCAAACTCGTAATCTGGATTTCTACGCTTAAACTTTTTAGCTTGGTTCTTAGCTGCTTGCCTATTATATACACCACGTTCTCCTGATTTGCTCTCAACTAATGCTTGCCATTCACGCATGAATGTTTCCATGTCTGGTTTCTCTGTATAACTAACACTGTTATTAGCTAGTGCACGATGTGCTGCAGTCTCCCACCACTGTCCAGACTTAGCGTGACGCATACGATCATCAGATAAGTTAGACAAACTAATCATAGCTGATCTACGCACACCACCTACAACTACGATCTGTCCAATGAAACACATAAGATCGTGACACTCAATGCTTGACAACTTACGACCTTGTGCGCCCTTGAATGTAGTGACAGCAAAGTTAAACAGTTCCACCAAAGGTGCAGGGCCACTGGCTCTACCACCAAAGATCTTTAGTCGTGCACCAGCAGGACGTACCTTAGAGACATCCCACTTAGGGATCTCACCAGCCCAGAGGAGAGCAAGAACTTGACGGAACGCTTTAGCCCAACCTTCCTTACTGTCTTTGACAACGACTGTGGTATCACTGTCGAACAACTCAGGAACTTCAGGGAGCTTAGATATAAACTGCCGCTCAACACTGAAGCCGACACCAGTACCACACAAGAGAATGAACATAGCCTCGTCGAAGGACTTAGGGTCATCTACGGGTAGGTAGCTGCAGTTGTACCCTGCAGTGTTGTCACGTTCTAATGCCTTACCAGCGGTCATCATAGCTCTCATAGAGGGCATAACCTCTAAGCTAAGAATAGCTTGTTCAATATCGTGAGCAACATTAAAGTTAGCCTCACTAGCCCCACTGTCAACTACAGGTTCTACTACGTTATTCATATAACGATCTACTGTTTCATCCCATGCTTCTCGTCTACCTTCTTCGTCAAGCCATCGTGCATAACGTGACTTGTGAATGAAGGATTGATAGTCTGTTGGTAAATAATTGTCCATATACATCACTCCGTAATTAGTTTCATTGCTTTAATCTTCATACCATCTACATCGTAGATAAATTCCTGTAGTGCATCCTTTACTTCTTCATCAACAAAGCCATCCACAGGAATAGGATACTCGTCTTCGTCTATTTCTAGTGTAAGAAAGACTTTAACTATCACCGTTCTCTTCCTCAATTAATTGATTCAGATACCACTGTGCTTTCTGTAAGTCTTCAATACCATTCTTGTATCTGTATCGCCATAGGTATTTCATAATGTTACCTTGTAGGTAATACTGAAAACCTTCCTCACCAGTTGCTGCACGAATAGCATCAATACATTCTACTCCTGCAAAGTTGTAGTGCTCTGGTGAGTTTACCATATCTTTATCTGCCATACATATCTCCCCTAATTAAACTTCACTTTAACCACATTGTCTTCTACACTCTCCACTGTAGCTTTTGGTGCGGCCTCTTCTTCTTCTAACACATCATTGGCATACTTGGCAAGTATGTCTCTTACATCATTGTCATCTTCCATAGCTGGGATAGATGCACAAACCATATGACACAAGCGCATTAGGTTTACGTAGTCATCATCTGTAGTAGTGTTCTCTCCTGTAGTCACAGTGCCTACCATCAACTCCCCTGTCCAGTTTCCCTTTGGGTCTAGGAAAGGTGTGATACGTATAATAAAATCGTTTGCATCAAAGTCCATGAATACTTTTTCTTCTGTCATATTATTTCCTCTTCACTTTTTTGTATGGGAAATGTATTAGATCAGGATGCATGTCCTTACCCTTTTCATTTAACCAATCTTCTGGGATGATCCTGTCATAAAACAAGATCTTATTTCTTTCACACCACTGACCATAGGTTGTCTTAGCACCCTTACTCAGCTTACGTCTACTACTTTCAAACACAAACCTAATGTCTAGCTTTGGATGCTGTTTCTTAATAGCTGCATGTTTACGTCTATCATCTGATGTAAACCTACCCTTAGTTTCTATTATGATCCCATTAGGTAACACAAAGTCTGGGGTATAGGTGCGGTACATAAGATCTTCCCATTCAATCTTGATGGCTTCGTACTTGACACGAACATTACGTTCTACCAAGTAGTCCTTTACTTTGATCTCTAGCCCACTCCTATACCCATGTTTCAGAGCAGCGGCAAACTGCTTGCCATTCATTAGATACGCCACAACCCATTCCAAGGACTAGGCAAACTACTTACAGTAGCTACACCTAGTGTGCGTAGTTCTTCTCGTACTGCTGCTTCTGCTGCCTTACGTGCTTCCATAGCGGAACGTAACCCTGCATACTTAGCCTCATGTAAGGCTTTCTTACGCTCAACAAGATCCTGTTCCATAGCATTGATCTGCTCTTGCATTTCTTTTATTTCGTCATCACCTAACATTTAATACTCCTTTACTTCTATGTATGGTACAATGGGTTTTACCTTAGCTTGAGATACCTTAGATGGTAACTCTTGTAGCGTAGGGTAACACTCAAACCTGTAGTCACAGAACTTGCAGTTACTGTTTAGTACTTTGTTGCCTGATGCCTTACCCCTGAATGTCTCAGGTACAGGATCAAAACAACGCTTGAACTCGTTAGCATTTACTGTGTCAACAGTATCTTCTAATGTAGTAATTTCTGCGTCAATGTCAATACCCTCTGCTGGAACATATTTAATTCCACCATTGGCTTTGTTGACTACCCACCAGCCACCTGCTTTCTTACCTGCAGCCTTAGCGTAGCCAGCCAGTTGACCTACGTAACCAAATGGATCACTGTCTTTCAGTGTTTGGAACGATTCAAACTTGTTTCTGTATGACCAGTCAGATGCAGATTTAACGTCATCGACTGCCCCATCCAGCACAAGATCATATGATCCTTTTATTGTAGTCTCACCCAACTGTAATTCAACAAAGTTGTCATCGTCTTCGTACTTAACTCCTGCTTCTGTTATGATACCCTTGAACGCTGCCTCTACGATGTCACCCATCAGCATGTTCATTACGAATGTTGTTGGTTTGGGCAATGCTCTCTCTGGTTTATTCTTCTCAAACCAAAGCTGACAAGTCGGTCTGCCTACATTAGACATACGCAGCCGAAACTTGTCACGCTTATTGCCCCCACCAAACTGGCGTCTAACAGCATCCATTACATCTGTACCAATCTGTTTAATTGTTTCTTCCGACATTGTTGATTTACCAGATGTAGCATCTTCAAGATACTGATTGATCGCCAGTTCAGCAGGATGGTTCATTAGACAAAATCCTCTGCGTCAATGTCTACGAACTCTTCCACAGTGTCTGTGTCAACTTCTTCATTCTTATGCATGTTCTCATCCCATGAATTTAGAATGTACGTATTGTAATTCTGAATCCATGCCATGAAACTAGCAAAGTTTTCCTGTGCTTCATTGTCCATGTCCAACGTATTGTTCAAGTCCAGTGAAGTGTTAGGCACATAGAAGCTGCTACCATTTGGTAACGGTACTTCTGTTGTGGTCATTGACACGTAGTGCTGTGGTGGCAAGCGGCGCATCTTTGTCAGATCAGCAAATACTTTACCGACTGTTTTAAATGCGTCACGGTTATCAATCTCCCAGATGAATGGGGTAGACTCTACATCAACAGAGTTACCTTGATCGTCTGTAGGATTGACCATCTCAACGACACCAAACAACGCACGAACACGCTTGATTGATCTAATCAAGTCTTTCATATTGTCTGGTAGTGCAGCCCAATCTTGGATAAAGCCAGCAGGTTTACCACAGTTGAAGCCACCATCGTTGTCTTTCATGTCAGCGTTAAGGTCATTAGCCATAACAGTTTTGACATAGCGGTTTGGTCTTGACTCATTACCCATGACAAACTTCTTGTGCATGAAGCGTTGCAGGTAAGGACGAATAGACACACTATCAGCGTAGTATGTAGGCCCATCTGGGATCTCTAGCTTGTAGGTGCCACCACTTACAACCTCTACGTTCTTCATCTTACCATTGATCTCTTGCTGACCCATGATAGGTGAGTGATGAATACGTAAACGTGCAAGTGTACTTGCTTTAGCAGACTGCTTTGGTGCATCTGCGTTCATGCCCATTGCTTGGGCCATTGCTGAGAAATTGTTTGTGTCGATTGTTGATACTTGATTCATATTAAGTCTCCTTTTATTTTAGACGAATGGTGGTTATATCATATTACATCTTTTACGTCAAGCCAATTCGGACCAATCTTTGCCTCTAATAATAGAGGTACATTGAAATCTATGTTCCACTTACGGTTGACGATTGCGATTAGTTTGTCATTAGCTGTGCTAATAACCTTTAGTACTTTGTCCTTCTCATCTGGGTGCACATCAATCACAACTGAGTCATGTACACTGTTTACTACACAACTGTGTAGCCTGTTTGCTGTTAGTAACCTATCTATGTATATCAAAGATATGGGTACAATGTCAGCGGTTGCAAACGATTGTACTGGATAATTTTTTATCTGTGTGAAAAATGTCACACCTCCAAATCTCCTACGTACAACGTCAGGGAAAGCAAACTCACGTCCAGATGGCGTAGTGATCTTGCCTGTGTTCAATGCTTCTTTGGCTAGTGCCTCATGCCACTTGGCAATACCAGAATACTTTGTCGTAAACTGTTGGTAGTATGTCGCTTCTGCTTGTGACCTACCGAAACCACTGGCACCATACAAAGGTGCAAACGTATGTGCCTTAGCTTCTTGCCGTGACATAGGTTGACCTGCATCACTGATAACCTGTGCAGTGTAAGCATGTACATCAAAACCTGTAGACACTTCCTCAATGGCAGTAGTATCTTGTGCAAGGAACGCAGCAACTCTGAACTCTAACTGTGCCATGTCAGCTTCCATAATCTGACCACCTTCCCAACGTGATGTAAACACACGCTTGACAGGAAACGTACCACCACGTGGCATGTTCTGCATGTTAGGGTCTGCACCTGATAAACGTCCTGTGCCAGTGCGGTGTTGCAGTAATCGTACATGCAGCCTACCGTCATTCTTTACGTGCGTTGCTATACCCTCTACAAAGCTGCTGAGATATGTTTCTACTGCAGATAGTCTACGTAAGTTCTGTAAGAATAGCTCTGCCTCTTTCATACCCTTGGAACGTGCAATGCCCTCAAGGTATAGCAAGTTACCTTTGTCTGTACCAAAGCCATTGGAGCTTACCCACTTGGCTGTAGGTGGTGAGAACTTTAGTCCTGCCAGAGTAGTGGTATCAGTATATACAAAGCCAGCAGCATTACAAGCATTGCATCTATTAGTCCTAGCGAATGGAGTGCCATCTTTCTTTACCTTCCTTACCTGTCCTGTACCATAGCAGTCTCTGCACTGGTGCGCCTTCTGCTTGTACAACCTGTTACTGTGTAATCGTACTGTACTGCGGTACTCTGTGTCAGACATACGTTCATCAAACAAGTCTGCCCACACCTTCTTGTCATGTGGCCTACGGCTGTATATTACCCATGACTTTTGCTCTGGGCTGTTGAGGTTGATGGGTCTGTCACCCATAAGATCTGCAACTTGTTCTTCTAGTGCAATTGAAAGGACATTACGTTCTTGCTCAAACTCATCACGCACCTTCATCAGTGCGTCCATATCTACCTGAAAGCCACGCTGATAAATACGTGCAAGGTGTATTGCAAGCTGGTTAGTCAGAGTGATCGTTGGTTCCAGTGAACTGCACTCCTCGTACTTCGTCTGCAAACGGTTGAACAATTGCTGCGTAGCATGTAAGTCATGTGACAGGTACTCTGACAACTCGTCGTGTGGTATGTCACGAGTAGACAAACCTTGCTTGAAGTATTCTTTGAGTGTGTCCTGCTTCTTAGTGTCAAGCTCATAGCGTTCCGCACATGCCTCAAGCGACAGTGCTTCCTTCTGCCCACGCTGCAATACGTACTCACCTAGCATGGTATCAAAGATGTCACCGTCATACGTAAAGCCTGACTCCCACAACCATACAAGATCGTGAGGGGCATTATGTGCAACCAACAGGCGGGTAGAGTCCAGTGCATCCTGAACAATACGCCGCCCATCTGTGGTGGGTTGATGCTCTGCGTGATCAAATGTTACAATAGTTTCGTTATCGTTGTCATCTAACATGCCCACCATTACAAGTGTGTTGTCTGGTTCAAACGGATCAAGGTGCATCTTGCCGTTGCGTTTAGTTACTGTGTTTTCTACGTCAAGGGTCAGTATCATATTGTCTCCTACTTTATATCTCCATCGTGCCAATCATCCCATGTATCTTCGTAGACATTGTATGCATTGTCAAGATCGTCGTGAAACTTTTTATCCATAGCGTATGTATCTATGGCATTTATACACTCTTCCAGTGTCAGGTTGTTACGTATCATAGCATTATGTAAACGTATCTCGCATATTGATTTTGATGTAGTCATATTAGTAAGTCTCCTTTCAGTAGCACGTTCTCGTTCTTCTTGTGTCATTGATCTAATCATTTACCTGTTTCCTTTAGACAAAAGCCACATGTATCATTCTTTGATGGACCGCCACAAGTTAAACACGTCTGCCACTTTTCGTTTTCCAGACCTTTCTTTACTAAGGTTAAGAAGCCTACGTCAAATATGGCTGCGAATGTAGCAGGGTCACACTCTACTTGTAGTGTGGCGCTACCATCCTCGTGTTCTTCTATCTCTGTTACTTTTATATCCTTCATTCTGCATCTCCTCTCAACGCCTTCCATGATACAGGGAATAGCTTGAGCATCTCTGTGTCAATATGCCCAGCTACAACCTGTGTCTCGTACTGTGTGTCAGGCTTACAACGTAGGTTACACATGTCTGCAAACGCATCTAAGCTACCTGACCAGTACCACTCAGTGACCATGCTCTGTGGTAGCACCATACGTGCTTGCTCTGGGCATATACCCTGCCTCAATAGTTCTCTGTAACATTCTAAAGATCGCCACACTGCTTGACCTATAATGGGCTTATTAGCTACCTCAACTACACCAGTGCTACCTTGTTTGGCATCCACACTACGTCCACGCCATTCTGTTGGCTGATAGAACTCAGGCTCATGGTCTACATACCTACGGCTGATTTCATTCCAGCGTAGAAACTTATGTTTGACTAACTGCCTAGCTACAAACACAGGTGCCTTGACGTGGAAGCTGGCAAACGCATGACCAAAAGGCGACATGTGTTTGTGCTTGGCTAGGTATTTGATTAGTTTACTGTCGGCTGGAAGCAATGGTTCATAGTGATCGTCACGCCAATCAGGGTTCCACTCACTCTTCTTAGCGAATGACACACGTGCTGCATTGACTACAGACAGGTCACTACCCATGTGATCTATGTAAAGTGTTTGTATCATATTATATTCCTTTATGTTTTTTTAAGTATACTACTGCCGCTTCAACTCTGTCTAGCTTGTCATTGAAAGCTCCCAAGCCAACGTTGCAATGATGACACACCCAACCACGAAACGTTTCTGTGTCGTGACAATGATCAATCACCCACGTCTGCAATCTTTTCTGACCTTTTCTGCCTATCTCCTGTATGTCACGGTTACATATAGGACATATATAATCTTCTTCAGGATATGGATGCAGAGAACGTAAGTGTTTAATCAGATTGGATTGATTACGTGCACAAGATCTACACTTTCTTTTTATTTCTCCAGATAGCATGTGTTGGAAGTTGTTTATGGGTTGAACTATCCCGCAGTTGTTGCACTCTAAACCATCATTAATTTTTTGTACCTCAAAATTAAATAGTTCTAACTGATTCACGATACATACCTCGCTATCTTGTATTCAAGATCTGTGTGAACAATGCCATGCCACCCAGACAATTTGTTTTTGACCACATTGATGTGGCGTTGGTTGTCTTCTTCCTCTTGACCCTCAACTGTAGGGTTCTTGGAGATCATAATCATAAGGTCAGCTTCTGCTGCCTTACCTGTACGTGAGCCTTCCATCATGGCTTGGTTGAGTACGACCTTACCTTCTGCATCAGCAGATAGCTGAGACATGTAGAACACTGCACACTCTTGCTGTTTGGCAATCTGACGTGCATGTATGGCGTTAGCTTTGAGTGCCTCATCAGGACGTGAGAAGCCAGCAGTACGGGCAAACTTATCACCCATGTCTAGTATAATAATATCTGGCTTGTATGACTTGCATACTGACTCAACCCAATTCATGTCACGCCCTGTTGCATCCTTAAACATTAGATTAGGTTTAATCTTTAAAAAAGATTGTAGTGCTTTCTTTCTAATCTGTGGATCTTTTAACTGGTGTTTATCGTAGCCACTTACAGCATTGATGTAGCGCATTACCACACGTCCATAACCTTCCTCATTACATAATACAATTACTCGTGCACCTTGATCACAAAACCCATTAGGCCCAGCAACAAGGGATGCATGAAAGGATGTCTTACCTGTATTAGGACGTGCACCTATCTCAATCAAGTGACCAGCATTGATACCCTCAACTTTACGTGTCAATGTAGGGATGTTGAATATCCAACGTGCCTCAAGGTCATTGAGTTCCATGATGGTATCAAAGTCAATGTCTTCCCACTCAACATTTAGGTTTGGCGTGAAGTCATCACCATACTGCTCAAGCATTTGACGTAATGGCTCCAGTGTAGACTTGCTACCATTCACATAGTCAAAGCCAAGGTTGGCAATGTCTTCACCAATCACCTGTTGGAACAGCTTAGACAGCACCTCTTGTGCTACGTCACTGCCCATTGGCTGCTCCTTACTTACCTGCCCAAACAAGTGACTGTAGGCAGTCTTCTGTGCGGTTGTGAGAGTAGGGTTGTTCGCCATGAACAATGCCTCAATCTCTGCTGGTGTAACTGTACGTTCATAACGATCCATAGCAGTGTCAATAGACTGCTTGATCTTGCGTACATCTTTACTGAATAGTCTGTCAGGACAACGTGCACCACGATGCTCGTCATAAAAGTCTTTGTCCATCAGACTACGTATCAATGATAATTCCATGTGTTAGTCTCCTAGTGTTGTAAGGTTTTCAAAGTCGGTAGGGTTACGGTATTTCAAATCGTCACGCAAGTACAGGATCTTGATAGTGTCCACATACTGACGTAGCTCTCGTGCAAACTGCAGTGTCTTGGGTAAAGCATCGGGGTCTAATGCAATTATTGCTGTTGAGAACTGCGACAAGTACTTCTTGTGTCCATTGGACAATGATGTACCCAACACTGCGACCCCGACATATACACCACCATCACCTACAATAGCAGCACTCACGCAGTCCTCAACAACTACAGCCGTTTTACCACGTCCAGCAGCGTATGGCAAGTCACTTTTACCATATCTTTTCCACTTAGGTATACGTTTACCTAGTGATCTGCCTGTGGCATCGACTGTAACTCCATTGTGTACAACAGGGAACACCACACGATGTTCCTTAACGTCATACAACAAGCCTAAATCTTGTGGGTCTAGTACCCACTGGTCACAGAAGTCTCTGATCTTTGCATCGTCACGCACAAACCAATCTGGTTTTGAGAATGTTGATACGTGTGTCTCTTCTGCAACACTACCTAATGACTTACGTATGTCATCGGCAGTCAGTTGAGTACGTGTGCCACCTGACACACTACACCCAGCTTTGTAACAGTTCCATATGATCTTACCCATATTATTAGTAATAGTAAATGTATTCTTAGTATTACATGCAGGGCACGTCATACGTTTACTCTGTCCATTTACTAATGCTAGATCATCTATAATACTTTGTATATTCATGCTGTATCACTTTCTATGTTGTTCGTTCCACTCAAGGATACACTTACATTTCTCTGTGTCAAGGCACTATTTGCACTTGTATACGTATGTTTCATATATGGTTTCACAGAAGACACATGATTGTGTCCTGTCACTGCCATAACTTGGGGCAATGGTACACCGGCATCAACCATCTGTGTCACACCAGTCCTACGTAAGTCCATAAGACGTAACTCTTCGGGTAGTTTAGCTAGACGCATTACCCTTCTACCCACTTTGGATAGTCTCTCCATAGCATAAGGGTTATAAGAACCATCCGTAGGTCTAGGATGTGGGGCAACGTAGTCTTGAAAACCAAAGTCGTTACGCTGTTCATTTAACATGTGCAATAGATCTTCTGATATTGGTAGCTCTATGTCAGCCCTACGTTTACTTTGTTCTAGTGATAGTTTCTGAGTACGAAAGTCAATGTTATCCCACGTCAACATACGCATGTCACCTAGTCGCTGACACCATTCGTATGCCATCTGTACAATCAAGCCAATGTTACGATACTCAAAGTCGCTGTATGCTACGTCAAGAAACTTGACAACATCATCATGTGTCCACACCACCTTACGCTGTGCAGCAGACTTACGTTTGATATTTGCCCAAGGATTGTATGTTGTATGCTCCATCTGTATCGCATAGTTGTACACCCTACTGGCACATGTTGCTGCATGATTAGCAAAACTGATGCCACGTTTGACCCACTCTTCATATGATTGCTTTGCAACCTTAGAGGTAACGTGCTCATACTTACGCCACCCCATAGTCTGGTGCAGCACAGTCAGAAAGTACCTGTAGTCAACCTTAGTTGAGTGACGTAAAGCATTGAAATCATTAGACATATAGTAATAGTTAATGAGATCAGTCACCTTGCTGCTAGACTTTATTCGTACAATCTGTGATTGTTCTTCACGCCACGTGTCAATCGCCTTATTGTGATCACGAACAATCTTGCGTACCTGTTTTAAGTCTGTACCATATTCCTCACGTTTGACCACACCCTCATCGACAAGGTTCTGTGGCGGGTTAAAGCGGTATGAGATGTCACCCGCAGGTGACACTCGTTCTTGTACATAGCGTGGTAGCTTTGGCATGTGTTATGCAGCCTCCAAAGTAATGAACCTGTCATCAGATACCCACTTAGATACCTCTTGCTCACGTGACCACATGCTTACAGCCTGTGTGTCGTTGCCAGTGTTACGCAGGTTGAAACCATTACGCTCATCAGCATACGATGCATAGTTGGTGAAGGCAGAATACAATGCCCACTTATTGTGACCACGTTGTGAAGCTTCTTGCATGTACAAGCTGTACATCTTCTCAGACTTACGCTTAGATGCAATCATGTTGTCAAGCAGTGAGCTTACATCCACATACTTGAGGTCAGTCTGTGCCCACACTTGCATCTTGCTGGCTTCTTCGTAGAAGTCCTTACGTGCTCGTGTCAGTTCGTAGATGAAACTTTCCATAGTAAAGTTAGATGTGTTCTTCTTACGCACTTTGTCATACTCCCCTCTAATCATTCCATTGGTACAAAAGAAATCAATGGCACCAAAGTACACCTGATTGCTGCACGATCCGTCAATACCATGTAATGATATAATACGATTGCCAATCTCAGTGCTGTGTTTGTCTGTCTCAATGACAGTTTTCATGTTAGGCAGGGTGATGTCAAGCATAGCCCATGCCCCATTACGTGCAGTACGCCAATGTGTATTGGCATTTGCTAACTCATAGTCAGATAGTTCTTCTGTCACTGTGTCAAGGACACCACGATAGAAGTCACCATGTGATGCACAAGTAAACGTGTTACCTACTACGCCAAGGTATTCACCTGATGTAGCATTGATGACGTACTTCTTGTCCTTCACTTTGGTAGGCTCAAAAGCTACGTCAAAGTCCATGTATTCTGGTACGATATTCGGGTGATTAAAATCAAAAGCCATACTATTTTTCTCCTTATGATAAGTATGTGGCAACTGTGCCATAGTTATGTAAGTTATACAATACCCCACTAAGGGGCGTTAGTTATTTGTAGAACAGGTGTGACCCATAAGTCACAGTGTACTCTAGTTTGTCAGCCCAATATGGGCGTACATAGTTTGCATGATAATGCGTTGCTCCTTGTGTCATGTCAGGCACATCACCTAACAGTACATCTGCTGCAACCATCTGGGCATAGGCCCATGCATACGGCTCACGTGGTCTGTCAGATTTACCATCACAGTACCAACTGAACTGACATGTGCCATCACTACGTGACTGCTTGACCACAGAGCATACATCGTCTGGGAACTTGTCACTCTGTACACGATTGATGACAACATGAGCTACGGCATACTGCCCCGTCATGGTATCACTACGTGCCTCAAAGTACACGTTAAGTGCAAGGCACATTAATGCTGCTTCAATCATTTATCTTTCCTCTTAGGTAAAGGTGTACCTGACCAATCATCACATGGATCATCAGGCGGCATCGGTTTCTGATCCTGTTGTGTAGACTGATATGAATATACGTGTACCATCGCCATCGCTTTCGCTGTCTGAGATGAGGCGTACTCCGTTACCTGCATCGGCATATTGCTTTAGCTTTTGTATACTAAGCATAGTATCACCACGGCCTGATCGTCTGAAGAAGTTTATGTGTGCTTCTTCACCGTCTATGTACTCACCTATCACAGTGAGCTTGTTACCCATCTCAAAGAATGGGTCTGTATATTCCATACCAAAGTCATCTAACAAGAACTGTTTTACAGTTTTATTAGCATTGATTTCTGACTTGTTCAACATACGTTGGGTTAGTTTAATATTAGCTGCCATTGCTTTCTCCTATTGCAATACTACTGGTGCATCATAGACATAACCAATGTCTGCATACTCGTCTGCTTCGTATTCTGCACATGATACGAACTCTACTTCTTTATCTGGGTGAATGTGCTTTGCCATCAGGACTGCCATGCTGCAAGCACTTGCCCAGCTATCAATGGCAGGAAAGGTATCATCAAGTGTGATACAACTCTCCTGTCCATCAATCTCTAAGACAATTTCATATGCCTTAATTATTGGCATTGTAATACCATGCACGATCATCGTCAGGTAATACCTGTGGCATCCAGTGTGCAGGTCTGTCTGGATCTTCGTCATGCTTCTGACTTCTGAAATCAAACATGCCACGCAGTTTCCATGCCTCATCACGCAAGCAATGTAGATTACTTAGGCTCACGTCAAACGTTTCACCTGCATCATCTAAGATGCTGTCCATTGCGTTGTACAAGTCACATAGTTTTTGTACTTCCTCACGAGTTAGTTTTGTTTTTAGTTTAGTCATGTTGCACTCCTTTTTTTATTACATCATCATAATCATAGGGGTGTTCTTCCCATTCTCCACCCATAGGTAAATTGATTTCTTCTTTTATACAATCTGCAAAGACATCGTACCCATCATAGCACCAACCATCTTTGTTAGACCACCCCTGTTCGCCATCTTCTTTGTTTATTATAATATAATTCATGGTCTTGCTCCTTCTGCATATAGGTATGGTCTGTTGACGGTATTATACACCACCATACGTGGTTCTATTCTTAGCACTGCACGTTTAGCTGTACGTACAGGTCTTGTGTCAATCACATCTATAAACGTGTCAAACTTGTATGGATTGTATGACACAATTGTATAATCCAAATAGTCTGGATCAAAGCCGACTTTGATATGGTCAAAATCATTAAACACTGTTAAGTCACCACGCACAAATGCATGGACATTCTTCCTGCCTTCACGCAGTACACGCTCACGTCCTGCCTTACGTACTACAAACGTAGGATTGTCTATGTGTACTTCGTCAGTGTGTAGCATTACTCTGCCCGTCTTACATGAACGAACAGACCATATGTGTTTATGTAGATTGAAATAAACTTCAACTCTCATCTGACTTACCTTTCAGTTTTGTTATCACAAATAAGTATACGTATATCTGAATGTATACACACCAGATAGTGAAGGTGTCCACACCTCTCACGTCATAGCCTACACTGTGCATGATTACAATAGTAAACAGCATAGCGAAGTAGCCAGCGAAAGGTGTGAACAATAGGTAGGGCATTAGCTTACTTTCGCAAGCTCTGCATCAATCTCTTTCAGCCATGTAGCTGCCTCTTTACGTTGCCGCATAAGGTTTGAGCGGTGCATGTTGTACTTGTTTTTGATTACGCCAAGTTCTTTCAAGACTTGTACACGATACTTGATGCGGTTAGGGTATTCATTTAAGGCTTCTGCCATTTCTTCCATAGTCATTTCACCCCAAAGCTCACGAATAACTTCGTCAATTACCACGTAGTTGTAGGTATACTTACGTGCTTTGCTCATGTGGAACGTATGCTCTGCATACAATTCTGGGTGAGAAGTTTTTACTACGGGTGCATTTACGTTTGAGTTTGTCATTGTGTTAGCTCCTATGCTACTGATTTACGAAGGTTTAGTTTAGCTTGACGTGCAATTTTACGAGCACGTTTCCACCCATCACGAGTAGATTTCTGTCCATAATTGAACGGTTTTTTCTTAGTCATCTTGATAAAGTTTTGCATCTCGCATCGCATGTATTTTCTCCTGTTGGCGGTTACGTTTAGCTTTGTTACCCTTCTTTGGAAGGATAACTTGCGGTGATTTACGCTCCTGTAACATTGCCTTTGCCACAGGGTTTCGGTATGTTACAGAAGTTTTCTTAGCCATGTTCAAATCCATATGTTACACATTCTACATGATACCTAGACACTACGTCACCAGTATCTAAGGCACGGTTGGCACGATTACCTGCCACATATTCGCACCATGTATTCCACCAGTATTCACTGCCCTCTACTTGAGTAAGCTCAACGTACTGCTCAACTTTTTTGCGTACTGTCGCAGGTTTCATGCCAGAGGGTGGCGTCTTCACAAGGTTAGGTGATATACCCAACCGCTTGATATTGTGGCTGTCTATACATGCCACATTGAAACCAAGGCATTGAGCTAGGAAGGCAGCTTTGACCATGCCAAGGTTAGGTACAGCCATGAACAGTTGTATGACATCAGCACACGCTTCCACACTGTCATAGCCTTTGCTGTCTACTATGTGATACAGCTTGCCATACAAGAACTCTTTGTTCTCGTTTAGGTACTCATAGCCATCAGCTTTCTTACCCCATAGGCAATCAGCTTGGTAGAAGTCACGTTCTACTTTGACCATGCTGCCACGTACTGTGGATAGGCCAGCTTGTATTGTAAGCAACACAAACAAGCCAGTGTTTACCAAAGCATCAGGGCCACGCCATTTTACGAAAGCTTTGATTTCATTTACATCACGTTGATACATTGTATCGTCCTTTTAAAAGTGTCCAACATTGGACGGTTTCAATTTGGTAGTTAGTATATGTATACGTTATATATACTTTCACTAAAGTATCAAGTATATATAACTTATACTATACATAAAGGTTAAGCCCATTCAGCATGAATGTTAGCCTGTTCAAGCCACCGCATAGCAGTGTCTATATCAGGAGCGCCATGATCCATACAAGCATTGATGCTTGCATCTTCATCAGCACGTTCCTGTGCCAGATCTTCCTCTATGTACTTTTGGTACATATCAATTTCCTCTAACAATTCTACAACGGACATGTTGTGACTTGATGGTGGGCGTACACCATGAAAGTCTTTGTAAACATCAGAGTATGTTTGGCAAAGGTCTTGATAGATCATAATAAACTCCGTTTAAAGTGTCCAACATTGGACGGTTTCAGTTATCTTTAGTATTATACATATGTTATATAACACTTTCACTAAAGT